TTGTCTCGCATCGCCCATATCACGACCTCCCCCACACGGGAGCGTACCCACAAGGCCGATTATGAAGCTATTGGCCGCAAGCGTCGCCGTGCCAATACTCTCGGCACACTGGCTGCACGCCTGAAAGCTGAAGTTATTTCGGAAGCAGAACAGTGGATCAAGGACTGGATGCTTGCCGAGCATGGTTACCTCGACATCATGAAAAATGGTGGAGCACCGGCATTGGCAGGGAATGTCTTCACCTTCAACGCACTACAGGGCAAGGCTTGGGGACGGCTAAATGCCTTCCGCCGTCACGCAGGGCGGGCACGACATCAACTTCTAGTTAATATACTGGGGTTGGGATGGTCGTTCACGTCTCTTGGTTCCAAACTGTACCCTGACCTGCACCCGGATAATGCCCGCAAAAAAGCCTCGGAAGACTGCGCCGCTACGTTAGAAATGCTGGCCGCCTTCTGGCAAGAACAGAGACGGAAGAAAGCCCGGCAGGCCATTTCCATCGCCCGCCAACACCACAGTGGTATAGACATAGCGACATTATCCAATCGCTATAATATTGCTCCAACTGGCCTTGATCGGCTTATAAAGCATGGTGAGAAAATCATGAATAAGCCACAAAAACTCACATCTGTGGAGTTCCGCAGCTGACAAACCTTCCCTTTCTGCCATTTTCCTATTGACAGTTCACCCGCCTTATTCTATAAAAAGTACATCATCACGAGCCGTGTGCCCATAGAGGTATACGGCTTTTTTGTTGCCGCCTCCCGAAGAGGCCCCCTCCCTATTTTCTCCATGATGCGTCACCCCTCGGCCTGACATCACAGGGCCTATGGTCTGGCCTCTTACGCGCCGTTTCTGTCATCCCCACCCGGAAATTCACGGTACGTCACCATGACAGGCACACGGCTCTCGTTTTAATAAAAAAACGGATAATATTTCATGGCTCACACGCCTCCCGCCACCAGACATCCACTCGGATGCGGTCGTATTGTCATGACCAAACGTGGTCTTTGCACTGTCCTTGCCGAAGAAGGTAATCGCCTTGTTCTCTGCCCGATATATAAGGCCCCTGACCTAACGCATAGGGCCGACATTCCCCTAAGCTGGCGTGATGAACTCATTTTGGGAATAAAACATAATGCCGTTGTGAGAGCCGTCCCTTTTCTAAAACAGCGTAGTGCTGTCACACCGCAACAGGAAAAACTTTCTGCCTTTACGCTCACGCAGCTCCGCCTACGCACAAACCGGGAGTTGCAAATCAATGCTCTGGAAAGTACCCGACTTCCTTTCTTCTCTGGCCGACATGCCAGTAGCCACCTCCATCACAGCCATGCCCGATCATAACCGCCGCAAAAAACCCGTCATTTTCTCGCAGAAGCTCTTTGATGACATGATGGAAGACCTCATGCTGGGGCGTCCCCTGCATGATATCTGCGCCGGCCCACATCGTCCGACCTTACGCAGCTTCTATCGCTGGCTTCAAAAAAGTCCGGCTCTGCTTCCCCGCTACCGTCAGGCACGGGAACTATCTGCAGATAGCCTAGAAAGCACTATCCTCTCCCACATCGCAACCATGCCGGAGAAAGCCGATAACGCAACGGTTAGTCTCTTCAAGCTGCGCTTTGATATGCTGCGTTGGGTTATGGCTCGCCGTGCCCCGAAACGCTATGGCGAACGGCAGACCGTGGAACATACCGGTCAAGATGGCGGCCCCCTCCACAGCATCCAACGCCTCATCATAGACCCCGCTACACCAGGCACAACGCCGCCAGAACGACAGCATCTTCCCCCCGAATAGGCAGACTGACACACCGTGCAGGCACATCATGACCACAGACCAACTGACCATCATGACTCCCCGTGCCTTTGCACCCCTTCTCCGGCCCGCCCGCTATAAAGGCATCTGGGGAGGGCGAGGATCTGGCAAATCACATTTCTTTGCAGAGCTGCTGATAGAGCAGGCTACGCTACGACCCGGCTTGCGGGCTGTCTGCATCCGGGAAATCCAGAAATCCCTCACCATGTCCGTTCATCAGCTATTGCGGGACACCATTGCACGTCTAAACCTCTCCCACCTCTTCACAGTGCTGGAGAGGGAAATCCGTACACCCGGCGGAGGTGTCATTCTGTTTCAGGGAATGCAGACCCATAATGCGGAAACCATCAAATCACTAGAAGGCATGGACATCGCTTGGGTGGAAGAAGCGCAATCCCTTTCAGCAACATCCCTGAAGCTCCTACGCCCGACCATCCGTAAGCCTCATTCTGAGATATGGTTTAGCTGGAACCCCAACCATCCCTCCGATCCTGTAGATGCCTTCATGCGGGGAGCTGACACAAAAAATGACCCTTCCTTCGTGACTATTTGTGCCAACTGGTCAGATAATCCATGGTTTCCAGATGTTTTGAATCTGGAACGAAAATGGGATCAGAAACAGCGACCACGAGATTATGACCACATTTGGGAGGGAGACTACCAGCAACATCATGAAGCGCTCATCTTCCCCGACCGTATTATCATTGAGGAATTTTCTACCCCAGAAAACAGCCGGTTCTATTTTGGTGTGGACTGGGGCTTCTCACGGGACCCTACGGCCATCATACGTTGCTTCATCCATGATGATATCCTCTATATCGACCATGAGGCAGGCGGCACCCATATCCCGCTGGACCACCTGCCCACCCTGTTCGACAAGATACCCGCTATCCGCCGCTGGCCTATCCGGGCGGACAGTGCCCGACCAGAAACCATCAATTATCTAAAAACCCGCCATCATTTCCGTATCAGTGCCGCGCGAAAATGGCCCGGAAGCGTGAAAGACGGTATCGAACGGCTCCGCTCTTTCCATGCCATTCGCATCCATCCCCGTTGCACGGAAACGGCCAGAGAGTTCCGCCTCTACCGCTACAGGACCGACCCTCTGACAGGTGATATCCTCCCGCAGATAGAGGACACGAACAATCATTACATTGATGCCCTACGCTATGCCTTAGATGGCCTCATCACCAACTGTTCCCCCCTGCCGGACTTCTCACGCTTCGCTCCACCAACCTGACACGGAGCAATCATCCGGGATGGCACAACGCCCAAAGCAGCCAAAAGCCCACGATGCCGCCCAGTATACCTCCACTAAGCAAAGCCAGCAGAAACAGCCGTCCGGCGATACGCTGCGGCGATGCTTTCCAATCAATCCACATCATGAATCATTTCCCTTCCGTTACAGATAGGCCCTTCCAATGTCTGGTTTTTCTCCCTCACGTCTGTTTAAAGGGCAGCCCGCTGCAACCTCATGCCCTCGGCAGGAACCTGAGGCCCCACGTCACACCAGTTTGAACAAGAAGACAAGTCCGCACTGGCTAACCCGCCTATGGCGTGCTGCGCATCACCTGCCCGCTGCTGATGGGGGATGTGCCACAACATTCTCCTCCTATCAGCCACCACCGGGTGTCGTGCCGAAAGGGTACGAACGCCCTACCTCCCTCGGCACCGATTCCGCTACCACCAGCATGACGGACATTTCAAGCTGGGCTATGGCACAAACAGCCACCCAACCTTCTTGGATAGCAGATGGCCTCGGCTTTCTGGGCTACCCAACCCTCGCCCAGATGGCCCAGCGGGCAGAATTCCGCAAACCATGTGATGTCATCGCACGGGAGGCTACACGGGAATGGATTAGCCTCAGTACCCACAACCCCGCAGACCATACCGCCCCTGCCATTCCCTCAGACCCCGCAGCCCGCCTCCATGCGCTGGAAGTCGAGATGAAACGATTGAACATTCGGGAACTGCTTCATCAGCAGATTCTGGATAGTTTACTCTACGGTATCGGCCATATTTGGCTTAACATGGCGGACACACCCCGCACGACTTACGGGCAGACACTCCCGCTTCCTCTAACGCCTAATGGCGTTCGCAAAGGAACATTGGCTGGGCTGAAAACCATTGAACCAGTCTGGACCACACCCAACGCCTATAATGCTGACTCCCCTTTGCAGGACGACTATTACCGGCCCCGCAACTGGTGGGTTCAGGGCTGTCTTGTCCATCGTGACAGACTCATCAGCATGGTGCCTTATGGCGTGTCCGATCTCTTTAAGCCGTCATTCAATTTTGGCGGCATGAGCCTGACACAGCAGCTACGGCCCTATGTTCACAACTTCTTACGGACCCGTAACAGCATCAGCAACATTACGGCCAATTTCTCCAAGCTCGTTCTAAAAACCGACATGGGCGGCCTCATGGCTACTGGTACAGGCGAGGAAGCGGACCCGACAACCTCCATCACAGGCCGTGCCTCCTTCATGCAGAAGATTTCTGAAGGTCAGGACATCATCGTGGCCGACCGACAGAATGAAGATGTTTCCATCGTAGCCACCCCCCTCGCAGGGCTGGCAGACCTTCAGGCGCAGTCTATGGAGGCCATGGCCTCCATCCCCGGTATTCCACTGGTCAAGCTGTTCGGCATCACACCAAACGGACTGAATGCCTCATCCGCCGGAGAAATCCGGGTGTTCTACGATGAAATTGCCGCCTTCCAGGAAGCACATATGCGGCCTGTCCTGAACCGCCTGCTCACGCTGCTCCAGCTCAACCTCTGGGGTGAGACCGACCCTGCGCTGGAGATCAGCTTCAATCCCCTTTGGCAGCAAACCACACAACCACAGCCATCCGAGGCCTCATGACCATTCTCGCCTATGACCGCACCGGCTCCGTCCGCAGTTTTGATGATAACGGGCGGCTCCGTGTCGAGCGGACGCCCATTAGTAAAGCCAATATCTGCATCTATCAGGGCCGAGAAATCCCAGATCATGTCCGGCTCGGCCTGAAGCCGGACCAGCCTTACCGCCTCCTACGGGACCCGAAAGAACTAGAAAAGGCGGCCGATAGTTTCAACTCCCTGCCTGTTCTGGAGGAACACGTCCCCACCAGTGCGGATGCTCACCCTCGGGAACTGACAGTCGGCTCCACTATGGATAATGCCCGTTTCGAGTCACCTTACCTGACAGTCGGCATGGTCATTTTCGATGGACCCGCCATCCAGCGCATCCAGAGCGGTGATCAGAAAGAGCTTTCCTGCGGCTATGCCTACGAAGCCGACATGACACCCGGCACTTATGACGGCCAGCCCTATGACGGGCGCATGATCAATATCCGGGGGAATCATATTGCTCTCGTAACAAAGGGACGAGCTGGCCCTGATGTGCTGGTCCATGATTCCTCAACAGACAACAGGACGTCCACCACCATGACACAAACAGCCGAAACGCCCACGACCAAAGCATCCAACCATGAAGAGACTGAAGCTGCTTTGAATGAAGCCATTCAGAAGGCCCTCTCCGCTGACCGTGCCCTGCGTCAGGCCACGGAAGACGCCCGCCGCCTTGTCCGCCCACTGGTAGGAGATGTTCACGGGATGGACAGTGCCGATGCCGTCTATCGCTATGCCCTCCAGCACAGCGGTATGGCCGCAGACAATCTTGCCGACATCAATCAGGCTGGGCTGCGGGCACTTGTCCATACCCGTCTAGCGGCCATGATTACTCCGGCCCCGCATCCGCTAGCTGCTGACGGCGCCACTACGCCTTACACAGCCCCCCGCCGTTACTAAACCCCACAATCCTTTCAGCCTTTACAGAAAGCACATCCATGTCCGATTTTCAGCAGAGCGTTTCTTACACATGGCCGCAGGGTTTTCCCGGTGCCCCAGCCAGTGCCAACCCCATCCGCACGGCCATCGCACCGGAAGGGGGTTTCATTGCTGGAGCAGGTGGCCTGACCATCGCCCATTTTGTCTGGCGCAATGAAGACGGGCTAAGCCTGAGCAATACGGGGGCCGGTATTCCGGCGGGTTTCCTCTACCGTACACAGCAGGGACTAACGACACAGTATCTTCAGTCCGCCACCATGACTCTGCCACAGGGCTTCATGGCCAGCATTGCAGAAGGCGGAGACTTCTGGGCCATAGCTTCCACCGCAGCCAGCACGGGTCAGGCCGTCTATGCCTCAACGGCTGATGGCAGTCTCCAGACAGCACCGGCGGGCAATGCCCCACAGGGGACAGTCTCCACCGGCTGGATTGTCGCCCGTGGTGGTGATGCGGGAGAGCCAATCATCATTTCTGGCCCCATGCACCCTGTGACAGCCTAATGCATCCCCCACTGCCAGCCATCTCCCTTTCTGACCAGAACCATCCATAAGGTATCACCATGCCCCACTCCATTTCCTCCGCCATGCTGAAACGTGACTTCGGTATTCATGGCGTGATTGACCATACTCTGGCGTTTGACAGTACCGTGACGGCTCCCAATTCCGGCATTCCGTCCATTTTCTCCACCTATACCGATCCCCGGACCATCAAGGCCCTCATCACACCCATCCGGGCAGAGGCTATTTATGGTCAGGGCCAGAAAGGTGACTGGCTGACCGATACGGCACAGTTCCCCTTTGTCGAACTCTCTGGCCAGACAGTATCCTACAGCGATTATGACAGCTCTGGTGACAGTGACGTCAACGCCAACTGGGTGCAGCGTCAGTCCTTCCACTTCCAGACATGGACACGCTGGGGTGAGCGAGAAGCGGAACGCATGGGGGCTGCCCGTCTCGACTGGGTTTCCCGCAAAAATGAGGCTTCCATCTCCATCCTAAACAAGACGAGCAACCGTATCAGCCTGTTCGGAATGGAAGGGCTTCAGCTGCGTGGTGCCCTCAACGACACAGCCCTGCCACCCGCCATTCAGCCCACACCCAAGATTGCACCCTCCGGTGCGGCAACGGGTAGCAATGACTGGCTGAGCATCACCGACCCTGTGCAGGTTTATGCCGATATTCTCAAAGCCTTCCAGCAGCTTTCCGAACAGATGGGCGGGAATGTCACGCTGGAAAGCCCGCTGACTCTCGTCATTCCAACAGAGCGGCAGCAGTGCCTACTCTATACCAACCAGTTCCGCACCTCCTTGCGAGACTTGCTGCGAGAAAACCTACCTAACCTGAAGATCGAAACCCTCCCGGAAGCAGGCGGAACACTTTCCGGTGGTCTTAGCAAGGTCACACAAATGCAGCTCTTCCTACGAGAAGTGGACGGGCAAGAAAGTGTGACAACTGCCTTCACCGAAAAGCTGCGCGCCCATGCCGTGGAGCGTTACAGCTCTTACATCCGCCAGAAGAAATCCCAAGGCACATGGGGAACCATCTGGTTCTACCCGGTGGCTTGCGTCACCATGACAGGAATCTAACACATGGCTGATACCGTTATCGTCCTCTGCCGCCTGCCTTCCGGCATCCGGCTCGACCTGCACGACCTCGCAAGCCTAAGCGAACGGACGCAGGCCACAGCACCCATCATGGCCCCACCACAGGCACGGTCCTCCATCCTGCTGAATGGTATTCGGCAGGACCCATTCTATCACCCAGCAGAAAACCGCCTACTTGGCCGGGCCGGACGCACCACCGTGCCAACGGATTTTTGGAAAGCATGGCTGGAGCAAAACAAACAGAGCGATCTTATCACCAAAAAGATCATCTTTGCCGAAAACACACCTGCGCGTGCCGATAACGCCATGACTGAACTGGCCAAAGAACGCACAGGGCTAGAGGGGGCCGATCCCACCACCCTGACGGATGGCGTCACCCCCATGCAAAAAGCAGCCTAACAGCTTGCCCGTGCCACGTGATTTCAACCAACGCAGCACGGGCACACCAACAGGGGAATGCTTCCATGACAGACTCTTCTCCGCCCTCAGGGCAGGTCTCTTTCTCCTATCAGGACTGGCAGGCGACTTATCCAGCCTTTACAGGCCATATCAGTGCGGAACAGGCAGAAGGGTTCTTCCAACTGGCTGAACTCATCCTCAACAACACAGGCAGTTCCCCTATCCGAGATATAGCAAAGCGCAGGACACTGCTCTGGCTGCTTGTGGCACATCAGGCACAGCTCTTCGCCACAAATAGGACGGTACAGGCTGGCAGTGCCACCGTGGAGCCCCCGATGGCTGCACCTGTTGGGCGGATATCCTCCGCCACACAGGGGGCCGTCTCCATCACTCTGGATGGCAGTGCTCTACCCAAACAAGCTGGATGGTTCAGCCAGACACAATATGGGCTGATCTTCTGGCAGGCCACAGCACCCTACCGCCAGATGCGCTTCCTACCCGGCCAAGCACACCCGGCACGCCTCTGGCCATGATATAAAAAAGCCCGCTTCTAAAAGCGGGCTTTCATCACGTCGGCAACATTAATGCCAGAGCAACCACCAGACGACATAAGTAAAGAGAAACGGTATCACGAGGCGGATTAACGCCCCAAACGTAAAGCCTTCACCATCACTTGCTCGCATCATCAGGAAAATGGTCCGTGTCAGAGAGAGCAGACACAGAATCAGTACCACAGCAAACAGCACAACTTTGCCGGTTACAGCACCATACATACGACCTTACTCCTGTCCCACAAGGCTGAACATACACCCGCCATTCAGCCAAAATTGAGCGTAAGGTGGCGTAGTCGTGCACGTTCGTCAATCCACGCCTACCCGACCTTTTCACCACACGCAGAGAGCCAGACATCATGAACCTCCTCTCTCTCGCCGGTACCATGACATCCGTCATCAACCCGCTTCAGCCCGCCCACCTACGCCGGATGACCGGAACTCAACTGGCCGCTGATTACAGCACAACCCCGCTCTATGAAGACATCCCGGTGATGATCGCCATTCAGCCCGCCCCTGCTGCTCTCCTTCAACTCATTGGCGATATCGCCCAACAAGGGGAGAGTCGGGCCATCTTCATGCAGGGTAGTGCCCAAACCCTCAGCCGCCCGTTGCAAACAGGGGGCGATACGCTCCTTTTTGAAGGATCGGAGTGGCTCGTCACGAAAATTCTCGAACAATGGGGAACCAATCAATGGTGCCGCCTGATCGTCACACGCCAGACTCCCTTTCGGCAAAGTACCAACTGACACCAACGGAAAGCACTGTCATGCAGCTACTGGGGGACTGGCTTAAAGAAATGGTTCTCCCTGCCGATTGGGACCTGTTTCAAGGCCAACAGAACCGCCTCCCCACACCTCAGACAAGCTACCTTATCATGCAGGTGACCTCCCGCCGCCCGCTAGCCACTAACAACCACAATTACACCGCAGAGCGTGTCACCATCTCCCAGCCTGTAGAGCTAACCATCCAGCTCACTGCCCGTGGCCCTGATGCCCTGACAGTGCTGGGAGGCATCAGCACACTCTGGCGGGATAGACAAACCGTGGCTTGGTTCCAACAGAAACGGAATGACATAGCCCCCAGCGATACCGGACCTCTTACGCAGCAGGATTTCACCAATGCAGAGCAGCAGTATGAATCTTCCGCCACACTGCCGCTGCATCTCATCCTGATGACCTCCATAACCCGCTCTACCGAAACCGCTACAGCCCTTGGTTTGGCCTCCATAACAGAAGCCACAACGGCCAATTTCCTTCGGCCATCCGCTCCCTGATCCCCGTACTCAATAAACAAGGACATTGCCTCATGGTCTCCCTGACCGGCACCATCCCTCTTTCTCAGACTGTCAGCATCAACCCTGCCACACTCGGCACGGCAAACAGCGTTCCCTTCATGAACGGGCTTCTCATTACGACACCATCCGATGCGGCTGCCTTGAGTGTGGGCCAGATAAAACAATACAGTTCCCTGACAGACGTTATAAAAGACTTCCCAGCCGATAGTCTGGAAGCCCGAATGGCGGCTGTCTATTTCGCCAGCCACGATGATGCTGCGCAAATACCCGCTACGCTGCTAATCCATATGGCAGACCCCGCCCATTTGGCAGACCCCACCAGCCTAATGGAGCTAATCACCAGCCAAAACCAGGACTTCACCGGCTTCACCACGATTTGGGAGCCCACCCTGGCACAGAAACAGGCCTTTGCCGCATGGGTAGCTGGCAAAGCGGACCGTTATTGGTACGTTCCATGGGATACGGATAAGCAGGCTCTCAATAGCCAAAACAGTGCCAGCTTCGGTACATGGTTGCAAAATCAGAATATTGACGGCACGACCCTGCTCTACCAAGACCCACTAGCAGCATCTTTCTGCCTAGGGTGGATGGCCTCCCTTGATTTCAGCGCTACGAATGGCCGGACAAACCTATGCTTCCGCCGCAGTGGACTACTAACCCCCAGCGTGACCGATGCTATCACGGCTTCCACCCTCCGCAGCAATGGCTATAATTTTTACGGAGCCTATGCCAACGGGCTAGGACGCTTCCAGTGGCTGGAGGATGGACATGTATCCGGCTCTTTCCTCTGGGCGGACAGCTATATCAATCAAGTATGGCTCAATGCATCATTCCAGTCTGACCTGACAACACTTCTGCTGCAATCCGGGCAGATTCCTTATGACAGCATCGGAGATGGGCTAATCTCTGCCTGCGTGCAGGACACCATCAACCAGGCACTCCGGTTCGGGGCCATCCGCCCTGGCGTGACCCTGACAGCCCTTCAGAAGCAGCAAATCGACCAGAGTGCCGGCACGACCATCAGCGATACGGTACAGAGCCGTGGCTGGTATTTCCAACCCAATGCCTCCACCGCAGCCGCAGACATTCGGGTCGCTCGAAAAAGCCCACCCTGCCGCTTTTGGTACACGGATGGTCAGTCGGTCCAGTCCATTCATCTCTCATCCATCGAGGTTCAGTAAACCATGTCCGGCAATGCACTCATCACATCAGCAGACGCCGTTTTTACCCTCACGGTCAAAACCCTTTTCAATGCCCCCATCACACTGGAAAACTGGGCAACAGATCATGGCTGGAGCGGGGCCCAGAAGCTGAAATTAGCCACAACCAGTCTCTCTATTGATGGCCGCCTCAATAAAGGGTTTGTCCCTTCGGCCTATCACATGACCCTCAATTTTTCGGCAGCATCCCGTTCTCTACCTGTTTTTGACGCCATAGCCACGGCATCCCGACAGGCTCGAACAGTATATGAACTAAACGGGGAGCTTCTGCTGCATGGGCTAGGGCGGCGTTTTACCTTCACCAATGGCTGTCTGACAGATTATGACCCTGTTCCGGCAGGGGACACCACGCTGGGCAACCGAAGCGTGAACATCACATGGGAAAATGTCCTCCCCGCGGGCCTGTAAGGCGAACACACCATGAAGAGCATCGAATGGACCCCTCAGGAAGGCCCTGATGCGGGCAAATGTTTTATCATTACCCGTATGTCGGCCTTCACAGCGGACCGCTGGGCACGGCATGTTGTCCGTGCCCTCGCCCGTGCTGGAGCCAACACACCACGGGAAGCCTTACAAAGCGGTATTGCTGGTCTCTCCGGCCAAAGCATGGCCCTGTTCGGCCATATGAGCGATGATGACTGCGACCGCGCTTTCTCTGGCCTGCTAGACTGCGTGACAATTCGCCGGGACCCTAACAACCGGGCCATTGATCCTGCACCGCTCATCGAGGCAGATATTACAGACCCCAACACATTACCCGCCCTGCGGACGGAGGCCTTTCGGCTGAATGTGGATTTTTTCAAGGCCGCAATTTACCAGATCTATCCTCTCATCGCCCTGCTGAGGGAGACACAGCCAGACGAGGCCCCCCCGCCTGCTGCGTAAACCTCTCCAGCCCGATGGCTTTTGTCATCAATGCAGGGTTAGCCACATTGCATGAGCTAAAGACCCTCTATGACAGCGAAGACATGTGGCTTCTCTGGGAAGTTGCGGCCGTGGAGCGCATAAATGGCCATTCTTGATACAATGATTGCCCAGTCATCACGGCTTGGCCTCCCAGCACAGCCCCGCCGGGAGCAGGATGCTGCATCCTTCCGGCAAGAGCTCATGGGGGCTTTAGCCCTTTTCACGGGAGGACGCTCTCTGGCCCATCCAGGCCGGAGAGACACCGACAAAACAGACCCCCATGTTACCGACACACCTCCTCCCGCCCTGACAGCAGCACCAGAGCCACCCACCTTCCGGGAATACCCCGAACATGCGGAACAAAAGCCAGCCCTTCAAGGGCCGGCTCCCCAGATGGGATTACTTCCCGTAACACAAGCATCTCAGGACTGGTCCACCCTGCTAGCGCACAAGGATCGCCTCACCCGTCAGGCCCTGAAAGAAGTAGAACCAACCCTGCAAAATGCCGAACAATCCCTGACCCGTTTCCTCCATCTTCAGGCACGACAGAGCGATAAAACACGCCCCAGAACGGACCCGGCCACTCTCCTTCAAGGTTTCTCTGCCACGATGACAGCCCGCAGCATTCTGGGTCTCCATGCTCCGAGCAATTCCTTTTCACCCCATGGCGAGATCAACAGACAGACATCCGCACCGTGTCTGCCTACCAGCATTTTAGGCCTTCACGCTCCGGGTAATTCCTCTTCATCCCATGGCGAGATCAACAGGCAGACATCCGCACCGTATCAGCCTACCAGCATTTTAGGCCTTCACGCTCCGGGTAATTCCTCTTCACCTCGTGACGACATTGGCGGGCAGACATCCACACCGGTTCAGCCAATCATGCCCCATCTGTCTACCCTGTCGCCTCATTTAATTGAGGCCACATCAGGGGAACGCAATGTCTCCTCTGCACAACAGGAAAATCCGCTGAAACGTCTGTCGCTAGTTCTAACCCATACAGAGCAGACCTTATCCCAGATGCAGCTTGATCCAAGCCCGACCTCTTCCTCTTTCATCCCGAATAAGTCAGCCTTTAACCAGCCTGCTGCCCAGCTTGTCAGGCATGTTGAAGCTACCCCTCGGTCACGCCATATCACGACCCATAATACGACCACCCATAGCCCAAACATTCACATCACAGTGCAGGCTGGCCATAGCAGACCGCAGGATATTGCCCGGGCAGTGGAAACGAGCACTATCCATGCCCTTACCCGTCAGACACTCACCCAAACCGGATGAATTTTCCTACAGGAGTTGCCCATGTCCACCCTGACATCTCTTCGGGCCTCGGCTTCCGCCTTTGGTGGCGCAGCATTGGAAAACTGGGCTGTACAGCGAGCTGCCCGCCAATGGGGCATATTCCATCGCCCAACAGCAGAGCAATCTAGCACCACTACAGCATCGAGTTTCAATCGCTCCTCAGACGGGCCATTCAGTACCCTATTTGGCCAAGCTCCCAAACGAGTTCTCTCCGCTGCTCATGTTGAATCCCTGCGGGTAGATGAACAATCCGACATCTGCACCGCTCCACAAGAAAACGGCACCTTTACGAGCTACAATAAGGTGTTTTCTCCCTACAGAGCGGTGATCCGCATGATCTGTGATGGATCAGAAACAGGCTCACTAGGAGAAAACATGCTGCCGGGTTTCATACGCAGTGTCATCGGTCTTGGGCCTGACACAGTGCGAAAGGACTTTCTAGAAACACTCTCACGCTTGGTGAAAGACACGAACCTTTACTTTGTTGCCACACCGGAAGGAATATACCAAAACGCCAACATCACCGGGTACAGCTTTACCCGCACGGCTGAAAATGGTGTGGATGTCATCACCGCCAATATTACTATTCAAGAAGTCCGCCAAAGCAGCACATCCCGCTGGGCTGGAAGTCGATATCCCCAAGGCGCACAAACCCGCAATACTGGCCCTGTCTCACTCCAGACAAAGGGATAGCTATGATCTATACCGTCCCGCTTCGGCCTACAGCAGCCCAAAGTTTGACCTGTCCAATCGCCGGACTGCAATGTCAGATATGGCTTCGGCAACTTGCCACAGGGCTGTATCTGGACCTAACAGCCGATACCATACCCCTTCTGCGTGGCATTATTTGCCAAAACGCCACCGATCTCATCCGCAATCCCGCAAGCCTATTACCCGGTCGCCTGTATTTCAGCGATACACAGGGCCATGATGACCCTGTTTTTTCCGGCTTAGGCTCCCGTTTTCTGCTTCATTACGAAGACGATACATCATGATAGCCACCACAACACCGAGCTTTACCCGTAAACAAATTAGCGTCACCTTCTTCGTACCCGGACCAGATGGCTCTTTCGACAGTTTCACGGTAGGTCAGGGGCACGCCATACAGGCCATCATAAAACATGCAGGCTTTACCACGGGTTCCGAAGCGGAGGTCAGCATCAAGGGGCTTTCCCACGCAGACAGAAACAGTCTCTCCATCATTCCCGATCATCCCACATGGGACAACCTAAACACGACAACAGCAGGCAAGACCGTCATCACTATTCAGGCTGGTGACGAAGGTACCCCTCTGGCCATCCTGTTCACTGGCACGATCGACAGGGCCTATACGGATTATGACGATCTAGACATTCCCTTTCATGTCCACGCCATGACAAGCACCATTCCTGCGTCCATTCTGCCACAAGCGAAAGGCTATGACGGCCCTCAAGATGTCACCACGCTACTGGAAGACATATGCCGAGATGCTGGATTTCAGCTTCTGGACCACGGCGGATGGGAACGCCATGCAAGCCTGACAAATCATTACAGATGGGGAACAGCTCTAAACCAGATACAAACCATCCTGACAGCTACGAAAGGAATCTTCAGTTTTTCACCTTTTAGTCCTATAAAAGGTGAAAATCAGATAATACCAATGGCCAATGGTCAGAAAGCCATCCCCTATAAAGGCCTTCTGGAAATATGGGGGCCGACATTCACTGGCCTTCCACAAGTCGGGCAAGAACAAACCGTGCCTATCATATCCTCCAAAACAGGTATGATCGGTTATCCCCGTTACAGCAGTTCCGGCATTTCCTTAACAACACTTCTACGACCGGACATTACCTTCTGGCACCCTCTAATGCTGGATAGTACCTACCTGCCTATCTCCCCAGCAGAAACCGGCATGGTCGGCACCCCACCGTGGAACGGTTTGTGGCTGGCAACATTTGTCTGGCACGACATAAGCACAGAGACCCCACATGGCCCCTGGCATACACATATGGACTGCATCCGCACCACCTTAGGCAAACGGTAATGCCCTCCCACACCCACGCCTAAATACGCCTCACAGGGAAGCTTTTATGCCCACTACAGCCACGCCCTATCTCCTGCGCTCCAATACGGGAAAAAACAGCCTAAAAGGCGCATTGGATTCACTCATTGCCAGCCACATCAACCAGCTTGGCCCTTCCATGCTCGTTCAGGTAGAAGCCGTAACTGCCAGTGCGGCGTCCCTTACAGGCAAAGTCACCGTGCGCCCCATGGTGCAGCAACAAGATGCGCTCTCCCGCCCCCTGCCGCATGATATCATCCATAATGTACCCTATCTACGCATACAGGGCGGAAGCTCGGCTCTCATCATCGACCCCAAACCGGGGGATATAGGTTTCATCATTATCTCAGGGCGGGACCATACACATGCCGTTACAACCCGTAAGCCCGCCCCGCCTGCCTCATTCCGGCAATTTTCTATGCAAGATTGTGTCTATGTAGGAGGCTTCCTCAATAACGGGCCCGACCAGTTCATTCAGGCTACGGACCACGGCTGGAGGATCGTGACACCGGGTTCTGTCACCATAGAAGCCAGCCACATTGAAGCCAACTGCGACATTACTACTTCTGGCGATGTCCGCGCAGGTGGCATTTCGTTAAAACAGCATGTCCATGGCGGGGTTCAGACTGGAGCGGGGGCTAGCGCACCCCCGCAATAAGGCATCATTTCGGGAACGGCATATGCCCATGTGCGGCAGTCTGTTCCAGCTCATGCACGAACTCGCTGCCACGGTCATAATCAATATGACCAGCACCCCCTGCCCATGACATGCTCACGGAATTACTAGCTGACAGAGCATCAAACAAGGCACGACCTTCCATCTCGGAAATGTAGCCTCCCCACTGCGAGCCACGATTGATCGTGCCAGTATAATGGAAGCCTTTCACCTCATACCCGTTGGAGAAATGAATGGTCAAACCCGGCTGAGGGACTTCGTGCCCCTTGAGAACGAACATGATGAACACATCTCCACCCCGGCGTGGCGAAATGGAAAACAGAACATCTTTCTCTGCCAAAAGCGCTGTCAGCGTATGGTCCAATTCCAACGTCTGCCATTTGCCAGTCTGCCCCAGACGCTGGCCGCCATTAGGAGAAACACCAACCGCCGCCACGCCATTGGTTGTCACTGTTCCATCCTGTGACACTTCCAGCGGGGCTTGTGCCCATGCCGATTTCAGACCACCACCCAGCAGCATCAGGCTCAGGCCCGTCATGCATAATGTTTTCCGCATCATCACTTTCCTTTCCCTCATCCTGCCAGAATAAAAGGACAGGGTAACGGGCCACCCCTACCGGGTAAAGCCGCTGGCCAGATCTTACCGTTCACAGATTCCAGAATTTTCAACATAGACAACCAACCGCTGGTCACTCTGTAACAGAGCAGCTGAGTTGCCCTTTGCGTCCGCTGTTAACTGGCGAATATACTGGGCACAAGGGGAATGAGGGCGATGAGCAACAGCCCACAGGCCATCCCTTACCGTCTCGGCAGAAAGCCCAATACGGCGCAAATTCTCTTCATCCGTCAACTTTTCCTGCTGGTTTGATGCCTGATGGCTCTCCACTCTGGCACTATGCAAAGCCTGAGACAAAGTTCCTTTGACTTCCGGCATATGGCTTAGTTCATCTGCATTGGCCACTCCGACCCATACAGCAGCAGCTACAACTACAAAAAGAACATGTTTCATAAAGCAAGGTTCCCGCATTATGCCTCAAAAAGTGGAAACGGTAGCGCATACCGTCCCCCTCTCCAATCTGGCTCCAGCATGTAGGGCTGGCAGTCTGACAATTTTGTGGCTGAGTGTTGCCCTCAGGGCATTTTCATCCCTTCTGGGTGGTCCGTAATTGTATCATCACTAGCCAAATCGGGCTTGTAACAATATTTCGGCACGTTACCCGGTCCATCATCAAAATATCTCAACAAGTGAATCACCGCATCATAGCAATTACCTCGCCTTTTATTGACCAATACGTCATAGGCGTTATCGGCAATCCGCTTATTGGAATAGGCCTTATGCAGGAATTCATCAGCCTTGGGGGGATCAATGGTGAAAGACCCATCCTCATTCCTCAGATAGATAGCCTCGGCCCGTGCCGTACCGGACAAAGCCAGCGCAAAAACGGCAAACAGCACCAGATGTTTCATGCCCCTATTCCTATTCTTTCCTGAAAAATGGCGGCTCCCACCTCGTTGGGAATGGGCACCGAATCTGACGACTGAACCTTGTACCATCAGGCTCTATAATGAAAACCATACTCCACAAGCCTGCGGAAGAGCCTATCTCTCCTCCAGCCTCATTCCGTCAGCTTTCTATGGAGGACTGCGTGTATGTGGGGGAGTCAATAACGGGCGGGAGCCGTTCATTCAGGCAACGGACTGCAGAGCATGTATCGCTAAAACAGCACACGCATGACGAGGGGAAGACGAAACTACCTTCTTAATCGAGGTTCTTCTTCTCGCATGTCCCCGAGTGTTCGACTGAGATCACGAGCTTGTCGTCATAATCAGGGCGATCAAGGCCGTTGTCGTAATCTGCTGTGAGCTGGCGCACCCAATAGGCGCAGGCCGAGTTTGGCTTGTGCCTTGCGGCCCATACAGCCTTACGAGCAGTGCCCGGGGACATGCCCATCTGGCGAAGATGCACTTCTGTTTCAGCGGACAGGCGAGCGTCAGCTATGCGCCTCGCCTCCTGCACCTCTGCTGAATTATTAATGTCGTCTTTTGGGTCTAATTGAGAACACCCCTTAGCCCCGCAGGAGAATCCGGTTTTAAGCCAGCTCTCGGGAACGCCCATAGACTTGGCGAGTGCTCTCTGTGCGTCATCAGCCCAAGCCGCGCCAGACAGCCCAATAAAGGCGACTGTGAGAAGGAGGAAGTGTTTCATGGTCATCTCCCGTGATGTGTGCGTCCATCTAAGCCATCAGAGCAACTGAGGGGAAGCCCCATGACAGAAAACACCAACGCACCTTACTGGAACCGGTCCAGCCCCAACCTCGACATCTCCACGATCATAAACGGACGGATTCAGGACCATATCCGCAAGATCGGCCCCTCCATGTTGGTGCAGGTGAAGGCGGTACACGCTGGGCAGGCCTCCATCACTGGCATGGTGGATGTGCAGCCGATGGTCCACCAGCAGGACAAACAGGGCAAGCCCCACCCTCGCCAGATCATACACAATGTCCCCTATCTCCGCATCCAGGGCGGTACGTCTGCCCTCATCATCGACCCCAAGCCGGGCGACATTGGCTTCATCGTCATTTCTGGCCGGGATCATACACATGCCGTCACCACACGGCGGCCCTCTGCCCCTGCCTCGTTCCGGCAATTCGCCATGCAGGACTGCGTGTATGTAGGTGGCTTCCTCAACAACGGGCCGGACCAATTCATTCAGGCCACAGATGGAGGATGGCGCATTGTGACGCCGGGGGAGGTCTCAATCGAAGCCACAAAAATCACGGCAAACTGCGACATTGAGACCAGCGGCGATGTAAAGGCAGGCGGCGTCTCGCTCAAACAGCATACGCATGGAGGTGTGCAGTCCGGGGGTAGCAGAACCGCACCACCTTCTTAATCGAGGTTCTTACGCTCGCAAGTGCCAGAGTGTTCGATAGAGACCACAAGGTCTTCATCGTACCCTCCCCGGTCGGCCCCGCTATCATAGTCAGCAAGAAGCTGATGAACATATCTGGTACATGCACTTCCCGGCTTGTTTTGCGCCGCCCAAGAGGCTTTTCGTGCTGTGTCAGGAGACATGCCCATCTTACGAAGGTGGATTTCACCCTCCGCTTGCAAGCGTGCCGCCGCAGCTTCCACATCATCTTTACTGGCTTGGTAGGCGTGCCCGTAGCTCCCATCCTCTTTGGCTTCTTTAATAGCGGCGGCTAACGCAGGATCATGCTTGGCCGCTTCTTCCAAAGCGCCTGCCCAAGCCGTTCCTGCCAGTCCCAACACAGCAGCGGCGGCGGTGAGTAGGTGTTTCTTCATATAAAATTCCTCCATCCACAGCACGCTACCTTAGAGTCAATCCGATGAAAACCCTCTCCCTCACCCCTGACTGGGATCTGACACTGGACAGCACCGGCAATCTGGTCGTGCTGACGGACAAGGCGGCCATCCTGCAAGACGTATGCTCCGCCGCCCGCACATGGCTAGGCGAGGTGCTCTACGACACTGGGCAGGGCATCCCTTACGACACGGACATTCTCCGCTCGGACGTGGACCTCTCCTTCTATTCTTCGGAGATCGAGGATGCCGCCATGTCCGTTCCCGGCGTGGCAGCGGCAACCTGTCACCTCGCCAATCCCACCAAAGACCGCCAACTAACCGGCGTCATTCTCGTAACCTTTAGCGATGGGAGCACGGACTATGCCCAGTTCTGACGCCACGACCAATGTCCCAGCCCCCTCCCTCACCGATGCGGGCTTCACCGCTCCTTCCGAGCAAGACATTCTTGCCGGGGTGCTGGCCGACATGAACGCCGCTCTAGGTGGCGGGGCCAACACTGCCCTATCCACCCCACAAGGGCAGATCGCCCTATCAGAAACCGCCATTCTGGGCGACTTTCTGGGGGCGATGATCGCCATATTCAATGGTGTGGACCCGGCATCATCCTCTGGCCGGATGCAGGAAGCCATCGGGCGCATCTACTTTATGGAACGCCGCCCCGCCACGGCCACGACCGTTACGGTGCAAGCCAGCGTGAACGCCCCCGGCCAGACCATCACGGCGGGAACAGTCGTAGCGCAGGGCAACGATGGCAACATGTATGTGGCTCCGCAGGCCATCACGCTGCCACAGTCTGGCATGGCCAGCCTCGAGCTTGCCTGCCAGACAGCCGGGGCCATCACCTGCCCTGCCAACAGCTTGACGCTCTATCAGGCAGGCCTTGGGATAGCATCCCTCACCAATGCGGCCCCCGGTGCCACAGGGACCGATACCGAAACCCGTGCGGATTTTGAGGCACGGCGTCAAGCTAGCGTGGCGGCCAACAGCATTGGGCAGAACGCTTCCCTCATGGGCGCACTTCTGGAACTTCCCGGCGTGACGGATGCCTTTGTGACGGACAATCCATCACAGGCAGACACCATCCAACAGGGTGTGACCATCCCGGCGGGGTCTCAATACATCCTTGTCGAGGGTGGGAACCCGGCGGATATTGGGCGGGCAATCCTCAACAAAAAACCCCCCGGCATCCCCACCATCGGGACACAGATTGTCACCGTGCAGGACACCAACCCCGTCTATGTGGGCAACCAGCCGTCCTACTCCTTCCACTATGACCGCCCCACCCCGGTAGCTGTTTATGTAGTCATGGAGATTGCGGCCTCGGATGCCGTGCCTTCCAATGCGGCGCAGCTTATTCAGCAAGCCATCGTGGCGTATCTGACGACCGGGGAAAACCGGATCAGGCTGGGCAAGACCCTCTATGCCTCTCGCCTTTCGGCTGTGGTGGATGGGCTGGGCGACTGGGCAGAGGTGCTGACCCTGACCATCGGCACTGATCGGAACGCTGGACAGAACCGCATCACCCTGCCCATCAACCAGCTTCCCACCGTGACGGCTGATACAATCAGCGTGCAGGTGGTGGCATGATCGACATTCGGGAAACCATTCTTGCCCAATATGCCAACAGCCCTGCCCTCACCGGCATTATCCAACGCTTCAATGCGGCGGCGGACCCAAGGCGGCTTATTGAGGTCTTCCTTCATGACGTCTGGAACCCCCTTACCGCCACCGGATGGGGGCTGGATGTGTGGGGGCGCATCGTGGGGGTTGGCCGTGTCATCAAGGCGGAACTGCCCCAATTCATTGGCTTTGATGAAGCCGATGACGGGTCTGAGTCAGCACGGCCCTTTAATGACGGGGTGTTCTATGCTGGCAAAAGCATCACCGAGAATTATGCCCTAACGGATGATGCTTTCCGTCAGCTTATCTTTGCCAAGGCAGCAGCGAACATCTCTTCTGGTTCCATCGCCGACATAAACCGCATCCTCATGCTCCTATTCGGGGGAAATGGGAAGGTCATTTATGTGGATGAAGGCACGGCGGCGGGGGATTATTTCGGCTTTTCAGAAGCCCGCATCGGAGCGGACAGCCCGCAAACATTCGAGAATGGCATTTTCTTTACCGCCTCATCCCTAGGCACTGCAGGCGGCACAATGACGATATGCCATAGCTGGGACCTTACCCCTCTGGATGTAACGCTCATTCAGCAAAGCGGTGCCCTGCCCCGCCCCGCCGGGGTTCATATTCTCTATCAGCGAGTTCATCTATCATGAAGCAGTCTGACGTTAATCATCTGTTTGCCGTGCCGTGGGCAGCGCAGGCGGATAGCTCTACCATCGCCTCTATCCCGACAACGGCAACTGCCATCGGGCGGGCCAGCATGGCATTAGGCTTTCCCAAAAGCACCATGACACCCATTGCGGCGGGCGGCGTGCCTCCCTATGGCGAGGACATGAACGGCATCTTGTCGATGCTATCCGTTGCTGCCAGAGCATCGGAAGCGGGGCTTCTTCGTCCGTTTTCCGCTGACTTTGCCAACGCCATCGGAGGCTATCCGGCGGGGGCTACTGTGGCCCATCCGAGCATCTCCGGTCGTTTCCTGATCTGCACACAGGACGGCAACGAGAATGACCCCGCCTCCAATATGGCGGGCTGGGCCGATCCTTTAGCCGGCCTTGCTTCCGCCAGCAGCGTTCAAAATCTAGTGTCTGGAGTATGGGGTGCTTCCATCAAAGATGGCGATAGGCAGGGTGTTGGCTTATTCTGGCAGGGCGTCTCGCAAGCACCATGTTTCGTCCGACTGGAATCTGACGGCTCAACCCCCTTTACAGCACTTGTGACCCGAGCGCAGATTGATTCATGGCTGTCAGGCTATGCCTCTAATGCGGCTCTGGATGCCGCAAAATCCTCCCTGAACAGTGCAATCGGTGCCGAAACGAACCGAGCACAGGCCGCTGAGAATGGCCGTGTCGCCAAGGCTGGCGATACGATGAATGGCAATATCGTATTCAATTCCGGGAACCAGTTTGCAAACTGGGCGGCGTCCCCACAAAGCATCTATCAGATTGGCTCGGCAATTATGTCCATCTGGGGGCAGGTGGACGGGGCGGGAAATATTCAGCTCGTTCTAGGCGGAAACAACCCCGGCCAACCCTACCAGACACCGTGGATTTTCAACCCAAATAAACGAATTGCGTTCACGCCGTCTGGCAACGTCCTGATGGAGAGCGGCGATACATCTGCTCCCAGAATGCGGCAGTGTTTCCGGGTTCAGGCCAAAATTGGTGATCTTATTAGCTGGCCCAAAGCATTTTCTCGTCCCGATGGGGTCTTTGCGACTTTCACATGTGCAGACAGCGGAAATGGCCGGACGCATTACGTCAATTACGCCCCCGGGATTACTCCAGGACAATTTAACGTTCTGATTTCTGTTCTTGCGTGGGACGGCAGCTATATGGTCGGCGAGAAAAACCCCATCACTATTGATGTGACTGTAGAAGGATACGCCTGATGTCCGATAAAGCACTTACGCAAATACCCGCCTATTATATCGTCCTGAAATCAGGATCGCCGCAGATTATCGGCTGGCAGACGCTCTGGCACGATGAAGGATCAGCAGTTCCTGACTACGCCGTCCCGTCTGGATACGAGGCAGTCGTAATCCCCGACATGACCGCTGACCTCTGGGCTGATTTTCAGCAGAACCAGAATGGATGCAGTGGGGGATTGGCCTATGAAGGCGGGAAAATCATCCCCTATAGCCCCCCTGCCACGCTTTCTGGACAGCAAGCGGCTCTAGCGGCTCTTTCCGTACAGAAGAAGGCCCTTGGGGTATATTTCCAGCCTTCCGCCGCTTCTGCCCCCGTGCTGTTCCCCTCCAGTGACACTGCATATGCCAACGCCCTCCAACAGGCCCAAGTGGCACAGTTGGGAGCGTGGACCGATGGCACGGCGTGGACACTGGCAGATGGTTCCTCTGTCCCCATGACGGGCGATGACGTGACAGCATTGTTCAAGAAATTGGCGAAGTACCGGGGGGCCTGCCAGACCCATGCCGCCGCTCTAAACACCACGCTACAGCACGATCTGAACGCCGACCTAACGGCGGGCTGGCCAGATAATCACTGAGAGAACGCCTCATGAACCCCTATTTTGCAGGTGGCTTCTTGCTCACAATGATGAGCTTTTGGGTCGGGTTGATCTGGTATGGCAACCGGGCGGGTCGTAATAGCGCCAATGTGGATACAAGCCAGCGTGACACAGCCAATGCCAATGCTGCCACACAGGCCACGCAGGCCATGCTTAATGCTCGCACCAATGGCATCCGTACCGATACTCAGCTGCGTGATACGCTGGATAAAGGAAACTTCTGATGCCTAGATGCGATAAAAATACATCCACTCTGGCAGCAGGGGCACTGGCCACCGCCATTATGTGCGCCTTGCTCGGAGGTTGCGCAATCCAGCCGACACTCAAGCCCCTATGCCCGCCCCTTGTGGCCTATGGGCATGAGCAGCAGGCATCCCTTGCACAGGAGTTGCGCACCCATCCTGACCTTAAAGAAGCGCCGCTCTTCCTCGCTGATTACGCCAACGAGCGTAACGAATTGCGGGCTGCGTGCAAATCATAAGCGCTGCCTCTCGCAACAACCATGATGGCCGCCCTCTGAGGCGGTTTTTTTATGCCCAGAGGATATAATGACCGATAAGTTTATCGGGCCACCGCCGCCGTTTGTAACGCTGAATGAACGTGTTGCAGCATTGGAGGCAGTACAGGCCCGCCATGATGACGACATCGCAAAGCTCAGTACCAAAATCGACAATCTGGCTTCTGAGTTCCGAACTGGCTTTACCGCCTTAAGCAATCAGATCCGAGAGTCCAGTTCTTCCCGGTCCAAAATCGTCACCGCTGCCATATCGGGTGGGGCGGCTATAGGGGGCGGTGTCGCTGTTGGCCTGTACCAGATCATCCATGCCTTATACCCACATTTTTTCGGAGGCTAACCATGTCCGCCCCACCCCGTGGCATCCGCAACAACAATCCGGGCAACCTCAATTTCGCTCATCAGGCCGGGGCCGTTCTGGAACCCGGGCCTAATGCCCGCTTTGCTCGCTTCCCCACCGCTGAGGCGGGACTTGAGGCCCTGCGTGACCAGCTCACCCGCTACATCGTGCGGGACGGAATCGACACGGTGGCGGGCATCATCAGCAAATGGGCACCGCCGACCGAGAACAATACCGCCGCCTACATCCGGGGCGTGGCGCACGCCCTAGGAACAGAGCCAGACGACCGGCTTGGGCAGCCAAACCCTCGCCTTATTGAGAGCATGATGAACGCCATCATCCTCTTTGAGAATGGCCAGAACCCTTATGGGGACCTGGTCACACAGGTGGCTAATGAGATGCCGCCGACAAAAATGGTCTGATTCCGCCGCCTTAGGGCGGTTTTCAATTTTTGGAGATATTATTAATGGACCTCACCTCTTTCCTCACATCCATCCCTGCCGGCATCCAGACCTATGCGGCGTCCCTCATCATTATTTGTAATCTGATGACGGTATTTATCCGCCCGCCTGCCGCCGGTTCCCGCTGGGTGCTGCCATACCGCATCATCTCTGCTCTGGCCCTCAACATCGGATGGGCCAGAAACCATCTCCAGCCGGGACATCCGGAAAAAGAAACATCCCATACATCTTCCTAAGAAGAAAATGGCCGCCCTCTTACCACGGGCGGCCCCTCCTTCCGAACCTTCTTATTATATACAACATCCTGCTATAGCCTGACTGAACTACCACATCAGGTCACCCTACCATGCCGCCTCTTCTGGTCTCCTGCCTTCTTTACAGCCTCGCAGCCCTTGCCGAGATTGCGGGCTGTTTTTCTGCATGGGCCTGGTTACGGCTAGGAAAAACACCACTTTGGCTATTACCGGGCAGCCTGTGTCTTGGTCTGTTCGCCGTTTTACTAACCTTTAGCCCTGCCGATCATGCCGGGCGAGCTTATGCTCTTTATGGGGGAATCTATATTGCCATCAGCCTGTTATGGGGCTGGCTTGTAGAGAAGACAGTACCGGATATGTGGGACATAGCTGGAGCCATCTTATGTCTCAGTGGGGCTATGCTTATCCTTCTAGCACCCCATGGCCGCAGCTGAACCACCACAGCCCCGTTAAGACCGATAGCTAAAACGTGGCAACGTCCAATTATATCGGATGGAAAGCAGCCGAAAGCTGATGCCAAAAACCATAGAAACAATCAGCTCAATAGTGCTGTTATCCACGATATGGGAACAGCACAAAAAAACGACCCCTGTGCTAACAGAAACCGTCCCATACAACTCGGACCGGAACAACAAGGGGATATCATTACAAAGTATATCCCGCAGCACCCCGCCCATGCACCCCGTTATCATGCCGGAAATGATGACACAGACCACAGATAGATGTTCTGTCATGGCAACCTGACAGCCCATCACTGTAAAAACGACCAGACCGATCGCATCCAAAAATAGGAACAGCTTACGCAGCCTATGCATATGCTGCGCCACCATGATAGTGGCCAGCGCAGCAAAACCGGTGATCAGCGGATAGCTCGGATGCTTCACCCACGAAAGGGGATAATGGTTAAGCAACACATCACGGATGGACCCGCCCCCTAGAGCCGTAATCCACCCCAGCAGAAACACCCCGACAAGGTCCATCTCCAACTTCCCTGCCAAAAGGGCAGCTGTCATGGCCTCAGCAATGATAGCAATAATATACAGCGTGGTATAAAGATCGAAGGTCAT